CCCGAATCGTCAGATCACGATTTACCCTGACCCGGCTTCGCGCCAGCGCAAAACATCGGCAGGTGGCCGGACTGACCTGAGCATCCTGCAAAATGCTGGATTCGCAGTAAAGGCAAAAACCAGCCATGCCCAAATACGAGACAGAATCAATGCTGTAAACTCTCGCCTGAAGTCTGGCGATGGGCGGCATTTTTTTGTGGACCCGAAATGCAAGCAAACAATCCGGAGCCTAGAGCGCCAAACCTATAAAGAGGGAACCAGCCAGCCAGATAAAGATTCAGGATTCGACCACATGAACGATGCTTTAGGCTATCTTGTTGAATTCTTGTATCCTGTACGGCGAGAATACGATGTACCGCAACCGACACGGTGGACATGAGCATGGACGATATTACCTACACCCATCCAGACTATGACAACAATGAACGCAGATGGGAGTTCTTCCTTCGCTCATACATGGGCGGTCAAGACTACAAAGACGGTCAATATTTGACCCGATATATCAACGAGGACAAAGACGAATATCAGCGCAGAATCTCGCTAACCCCGATTGATAACCACTGCCGAAATATTGTCCACATCTATTCCAGCTATCTCTGGCGCATCCCGCCAACCCGCAACTTCAATGCACTTGATGGCAATGTAGCCCTAGAACCATTCCTGAAGGATTGCGATCTGGATGGGCGCAGCTTCAATGGGTTTATGAAGGAAGCCCAGATTTGGGCATCGGTCTATGGCCATGTCTGGATCATGCTAGATAAGCCGAAATCAAATGTAGGCACAAAGGCTGAAGAATTACAGCAAGGCATTCGCCCTTATGTGACGCTGTTCACCCCAGAAAATGTATTTGACTGGAGATGGGAGCGTACTGAATCTGGCCGATTCAAGCTGACCTATCTGAAAGTGCGCGAGTCTATTGAGAACATCGACAAGACTAGCAAGCGAGCCTTTTTCCGTATCTGGACTGAAGAAGAAGTGCAGGTGTACGAAGTTACCGATGAAATGGAGCGGCTGGTAGAAACCATCCCCAATCCAATCGGACGCATTCCCGCTGTGTTCCTGCCATCTAATCGCTCAGTTGTGCGCGGCATTGGCATCTCCGACCTGACTGACATTGCCTATATGCAGCAGGCGATCTATCAGGAATTGAGCGAGATCGAGCAGTTGATCCGTATCTCGAATCATCCGACTCTGGTCAAGACTTATTCCACTGATGCATCTGCGGGAGCTGGATCAGTCATCAATGTGCCGGATGAACTGGATGCCAACCTCAAGCCCTATCAGATCCAACCCAACGGCGGCAATCTGGACTCAGTACGCGCTGCCATCATGGACAAGGTTGAATCAATCAATCGCATGGCTCACATGGGCGCAGTACGCGGAACTGAAGAACAAACCAAGTCCGGCGTTGCTTTACAGACTGAGTTCCAGTTGCTCAATGCTCGTCTATCAGAAAAGGCTGATATTCTCCAGCTATGCGAGGAACAGCTATGGGAAATGTTCTGCGTATGGCAGGGCGTGACTCCAGATGTTGAGGTGTACTACCCAGATTCCTTCGATCTTCGCGACTATCCGAACGAACTGGCCTTCTTGCAGCAAGCCCGCGCATCTGGCGTTCGCTCCAATACCTTCTTGAAGGGTGTGGATAAGATGATTGCCGACCTGATCTTGGATGACGAAGAACTGAATCAGGCGCACGCAGAAATTGACTCAACGAATCAGGTACTCGGTCAGTTTTAATGCCAGCAGATATTGATCACGCTCGAATCATTGAACGACTAGGAGATGCTCACGAAGCTAGACTTCAAGAGGCTCTGCGCCGTTTAGAGGAGCGTGTTGTCGGGATCGTTTCTACTGCCCCCACAAAGACAGGAAAACTATTCGATTTGGAATGGGCTATTGCTGCCCGCGCTCAAATTCAGTCAGTTCTTGAGCAGGAATATCTTGCCGAAGTTCAAGAAGTGATCGGCGGTTATGATGAGGCCGTAGCATCCGCCCAGACCATGATCGGGGCTTATACCGATTTTGTGGACATTGATCCTACCGTGATTCGAAACCTAAAACGCCTATCGTTTCAAGGATTTGAGGCAATCGGAGCCGAATATCTGGATGTGATGGCAAACGAGATTTACCAGAACACTCTGACTGGCCGACCAGTAGCTGATTCAATCAAGACCCTACGCCACACAATCAATGGCGTATATATCGAGTCTGATTCTGCCGAAGCCAACAAATTGGTAGATATTGCAAAGAATGCAACAGGCAAAGAACAGCAGGATGCTATCGAAAAGCTGCATACGCTATATGCCCGTGATAGAGTAGGGAATAATTTGAGGAGATATGCCAGTCAAATGGTTCACGATTCTCTAATGCAGTTCGATTCTTCTATCGTTACCGCCGCCGGAAAAGAATCTGGCGCAGACAAATGGAAGTATTATGGATCTGTAATACGGGACTCCCGCGATTGGTGTAAAGATCACGCTGGGAAAACCTATACCGAGGAAGAAATCCGAGAAATGTGGGCCAATAATTCATGGTCAGGCAAGGCTCCCGGAGATCCGTTTATTGTGCGTGGCGGCTATAACTGCCGACATCACTGGCGTCCAGTTTTTGAGGAAGAAGAAAATGCCTAAAGAACTCGAGCGCAGATTAAAACGAGTTTGTAAGCAGAAGGGCTGGGGCCAAGAACGCTGCGATGCCTATGTCTACGGCACGATGCGTAAAACTGGCTGGAAGCCCAAGAAGCGAAAATAGTTCCCCACACTCCATAGGAGGCATCGTCACATGAGCGAAGAAGTCATGGAATCGGTTGAAACTGAAGCGACCGCTGAAACTCAGGAAAGCACTCAGGAAAAGTCCTTTTCACAATCTGATGTCGAGCGAATTGTCGAACAGCGACTCCAGCGGGAGCGCAAGAAGTTCGAGAAGCAAATCGAAGGCGTAGATTTGACAGAGGCACGCAGACTGCTCCAAGAAAAGGAAGCCGCCGAGATCGAACGCCAAAAGGAAAAAGGCGAGTTTGAGGCGATCCTCAAAAAGACAGTCGAAAAGAAGGACGCAGAAATTGCCAGCTATCGCCAAAAGCTGCATGGCACTCTAGTTGAGGGCCAATTGCTATCTGAGGCGAACCGCAATAATGCTGTGTCAGCCGAACAAGTTTCCGCACTGCTTAGGAACAATCTCCGCCTAGCCGATGACGGTCATGTAGAGGTTCTTGACGCAAATGGTTCCCCGCGCTATAACGACAGCGGTGATCCGTTATCTGTTGGGGAACTGGTTTCGGAATTCCTTACAGCAAACCCGCATTTTGTTCGCGCCACTCCCGGCGGGACAGGAAGCAAGGGCAATGCTGGTGGCTCTACACAGAAGCCTGCATCTGTGGCTGATATGGTTGCGAATTGGAACAATGGTGGCCGCGAGGCATACTCTGCTCTGATGAAGCAATCAAAATAACCACTCTGTAATCTTTTGAAAGGAGCCAATCATGGCAAATGAAACCACTTCCAGTACCTTAGACGACCTGTTTGTCAATATTATCGCCCGCGCTCGCTTCACGGCTGAAGAACAGTCGTTGATGATGGGTCTTGTTACCATGTACAACATCGGCAACGAAGCAGGCAAAACCGTTCAGGTTCCGAAATATCCTGCAATCACTGCTGCTGGCCTGACTGAAGGCACTGATATGAGCGCAACCCAAGTATCAACTTCCAGCGTTTCTATCACTGTTGGCGAAGTCGGCGCACAGGTTGTACTCACCGACATGGCAATGATGGGCGCAGGCAACCCTGTTTCTGAACTGGGTACTGTTCTCGGCAATGCTATCGCTACCAAGCTGGACAAGGATCTCATCGCTCTGTTCGATGGTTTCTCCACCAGCCTCGGCTCAACCACTACCGAACTGACCGCTGCCTATATGTTCCAAGCTGCTGCAACGCTGCGTGCGAACAAGGCTCCGGGCCGTTATGTAGCCGTTCTGCATCCGTATCAGGCTTACGCTCTGAAGGCTAACCTGACCAACACCTTCGCTAACCCTGCGGCTGGCGATGTGCAGAATGAAGCCATGCGTATGGGCTTTGTTGGTTCTCTGGCTGGCATCGACATCTACGAATCTGCCAACCTGACCATTGATGGCTCTGGCGATGCCAAGGGTGCTGTATTCGCACCGGAAGCATTGGCTCTGGCTATGAAGCGTGACTTCAACCTTGAAACTGAGCGCAACGCATCTCTGCGTGCTTGGGAACTCAACGCTACCGCTGTCTACGGTGTTAGCGAATTGGATGATTCCTACGGCGTAGAAATGTACTTTGACGCTGGCCTGTAAGGGTTAAGGTGAAGCCCCCTTCGGGGGGCTAGCCTTATCTGGGCAACCAAAATGGCAGTCGATGTTTCAAAGCTGAAGTGCAACCAGCCAAAGCGCACTCCTGACCATCCGACCAAATCCCATGTCGTTAAGGCGTGTGAGGCAGGACAGGAAAAGGTCATTCGTTTTGGTCAGCAGGGTGTAAAGGGTTCGCCGCCTAGAAAGGGCGAATCAGATGAAGCCAAAGCCCGCCGCAAGGCGTTTAAGGCTCGTCACGCTAAGAACATCGCCAAGGGTAAAATGTCTGCCGCTTACTGGGCCGACAAAGTGAAATGGTGATGCAATGGCATTCTCGACTGATTCTGACCTGACGGCACTTTTGCCAGATATTCTGACGCTAGGCATTTCGTCATTTGCGGACGAACACGCCCGCGCACAGGCTGATATTGAGCGCGAGATCAGAAACAAATGGTGGGACAAGACCGGATTCTCCGGCGAACTTGATCCGACCCTCCTTACAGATTCCCAATGGACGCGAGCAGCCGCCTATCTTGTCCTGTGGAGATACGCTCTCCCGCAGTTAACGAATTGGGTTGATGGCGACCGTTTCCAAAATATGATTGACTTCTACCGCGCCAGATATGCAGAGGAAATGGATGCCATTTTCCGTGATGGTGTGGAATACGATGCGGACAACGATTCGACTGTGACCAATACTGAAAAGCAGCCCCGTTATTCTGGACGCCTGTTCCGGTGAAAGTAGAAATCGACTTTGACTCAAAAAGCATGGAGCGCAGGCTGCGTGAAATCTCCATGCAGTTACCGGGTAATGTCCGAAAGGCTTTGAATGTCACGGCGATATATGCCGAAAGCTACCTGCTGAATCGTACAGAAGAAGGTCGCGGTTATCGTGGGATATTCGCTCCGTATTCTGCCGGCTATGCCAAGTTCAGAAAGAAGAAGGGCCGCCAGATCAATACCGTGGACTTCAATTTCTCCGGCAAGATGCTAGGTAGCA